TGGACCTCCTTTACAGGTTTAGAGTTAGTGGGAGTTGCCTCTCCGCGACTAACACTATTATTTATAAAAATAACTATTTGCAAAGATGAGGCGAGGATAAAATGAGCTGGCGTTCTCGTTGCAATGCCGTCATGTGGCAATATTTGGGAAGGTAAGAGACACACATGTACAAGGAACCCAAGTTCAATTTCGTAGTGGCTCATCCCTGGGATGAGGATGATCCGGATAACCTTTGCATATATGCATTTGGTGGTGAGGTCCGCCGTGGGACACTGGAAGATGCACAGGGATTTCTGGATTATGTGAGATCCAGTTCAGGAACGGAACAATACAAGATCTACAGAGTAAACTATGAGGTGATAGAAGATGTGTAATCCGGACAATTGGGTAGTAATTAAGATTAGTGGCGAGGATGAAGATTTTAGTGATTGATCCACCTTCTGGTTGGAAGTATGGCTTTCCAAAAGAATTGCCACAAGATATCAAGGATACAAAGAAATGGCTTGTTGAGAATGGTTATCCTCAGCATGAAATAGATTCGTGCGGTGATCATTTTTATTGTCGTTTTTGGGAGCGAGAGGTAGATGAGTGAGGTTGAATCGTATTCGCAGATTTTTTGAATGGAAATTAGCACTTACAGTTGATTATTACTTTAAACCTTGGTATCCTACGCATTGGTTATGGTTAGATGCTTGGTTCAACAGTAAACATTATAATTTGGATGGTACACGGTACGAGGGTGATTGAATAATGAATAAACTTACAGTAGAGCTTGAGTGGGATGCAGTTGATAGCATCGTCGTACAGGCTTTAAAGAAGCAGTATAATGATCTCAAAAAAGATATTGACCGTAGGTTAAACGATGAAGAAACTTTCGGTAGCTTTTTTTCAGATAAAGTTGAAGACATTGCTGAAATCCAAAAACATTTAGATTCGATTAAAACCGTGTTGTCGTATAACATGAACTGTAAAGATTTTGAGGAATGGAAGAATGAAAATCTTTGACCTTGAGCAAGAGATCATGAAGGCTTGGCATGTTGTAGATGACATTCAACTTCTCAGTGAGAATGTCATGGAAACAGATATGTCTACTGATGATATTGCAAATGCCCTTATTGGACTGGAGAGTATATATAATATGAGATTCCAAAAGGTCTTTAATATGTTTGAAGACCTCTGCAAAGAATATCATGCAATGAGGAAAGAAAATGAAAAAAATACTGTCGGCACTAGTCATTACGCTGACCCTCTCAGCGTGCAGCCTCAGTGATGTACTCCCATCCTTCTGGGATGACAATCAGAGCTACAAGATCACTGACGTTTATACTAAGACCGTACGTCTAGACTGCACAAAGCCCCATCTCGCCCAGATCGTAGAGATCAGAGATGATTTGCTCTGGTTTCAATTATACTCAGAGTCTAAAGGGATGCTTCAGCAGGACGTAATTAAGCTCATAGAGCCCATGCAGAGGACTGTTGAGGACTTCTATACTAGAAGTTTAGAGAAAGAAGGATCTAAGGCTTACTGTGAGACAAAGAGAAAGATTCTAATCACGCAGGCTAAGAAGTCTGCATCAGCTGTAATGTGGAGGTTCTAATGCAGTTCATTGAAGATCTCGAAAGACTTGCTACCTGTGGCGATTCTTGGGCAGAGGAGAAGGCTAAGCTAGCACAGGGGTTATATAAAGACTTTCAGAAAGGCAATCTAACCGAGGATGAGTATGCCGAACTGATGGAAGACCTTGTACGTACGGACGAGATCGACGCCGCGGAAACTTCAATTGAAATTAAGTCGATGCTTGTTGGTGCAATTATGATGGGTGCAAAACTTGTATAATGAAAACCGTTATTGTTACTGGTGGATTTGATCCCTTACACTCTGGTCATATTTTGTATTTTAATGAAGCTCGTAAACTCGGTGACAGGCTTTGGGTTGGATTGAACTCGGACGACTGGTTGACTCGAAAGAAAGGGCAACCATTCATGTCGTATCAAGAACGAGTTGAGATTATTCGTAACCTCAAGGTAGTGGATCGAGTTATTCCTGTAATAGGTGATGATCAAAAGGATGATGCAACTGGAGCTATTTTCTATGCTCAATCCATCGGCGCCGGCGATGTTGTTTTTGCAAATGGTGGCGATAGAGATGCTTTGAACTCACCAGAAGAAGATTTCTATAAGCACGACACGACTGTTAGTTTTATGTACGGTGTTGGCGGTAACTTTAAAAAGAACTCCTCGAGTTGGATTCTGAATGAATGGTCTACACCACGAACCGATCGTTCTTGGGGTTATTATAAGGTGCTACAATCAAACAGCCCAGAGGTGAAGCTGAAGGAACTGGTTGTGAATCCAGGATCATCTCTCAGTATGCAACGGCATAAGGATCGAGCCGAACACTGGTTCGTATCCGAAGGTACTGCCACCGTGTATACAATTGATGCGTCGTCAGATCTTGAATTGTTGGATACGCTCGAGAAGCATCAGTCTATCCATATTAAGAAAAACCAGTGGCATCAACTCTGTAACAAGACAAATGAACTAGTTAAAATTATCGAAATTCAATATGGCGATAATTGCATCGAAGCAGATATAGAGAGGTTAACATGGACGACGAAATGAGAATCGAATGGATGTGGCAAGCATTCCGTCAAGAAAACGACAATCCAAATATGGAAGAATTTATCCGTATGGTATCACGAGAGTTTGCCTGTGATCTACAAGAGGCACAGCAGAAAACATCTCACCTATTACTAATTGATTAAAGTTTTATTACACAGCAGATCTGCATCATAAATATTTTTGAGGCATCTGGCCTCAACACACAGGAGAAAGAAATATGTATAAAACTCTAATCGCCGCTGCAACAGTAGCGGTTTTTTCTATTGGTGTCGCCGAAGCTCGAGACCAAATTCGTACCGTGGGATCATCCACGGTTTTTCCTTTTGCAACAGTAGCAGCAGAACAGTTTGGAAAGACTACTGCTTTTAAAACACCAGTTATCGAATCAACAGGTACGGGTGGCGGTATGAAGCTATTCTGTGCTGGTGTTGGTATTCAGCATCCAGATCTTACAAATGCAAGTCGTGCAATTAAGAAGGGTGAAGTAGAAAGATGTAAAGCAAATGGCGTGACACCAATTGAAATTAAGATTGGGTTTGACGGTATTGTAATTGCAAACTCTAAAGAGGGCATACAAATTTCGCTCACATTGAGAGATATTTTCCTAGCGCTCGCCAAAGATATTCCAGACGGTAAGGGTGGACTTATTCCAAATCCAAACAAGACCTGGAAGGATGTACGGTCAGATCTCCCCAATCAACGTATTGAAGTTCTAGGTCCACCACCAACTTCAGGTACTCGGGATGCTTTCGTGGAGATCGCTATGGAAGGCGGAGCTAAACAAATCCCTGAACTCAAAGCTCTGAGCAAATCAGACAAAAAGAAGTTCAAGGCAGTGGCCCACGGAATCCGTGAGGATGGTGTGTTTATTGAAGCAGGTGAGAATGACAATCTTATCGTACAAAAGCTAACAAGCAATCCAAATGCATTTGGTGTGTTTGGCTTCAGCTTTTTAGATGCTAACACTGATAAGATTCAAGGGGCAACCATTGAAGGCGCACAACCAACATTTGAAAACATTGCAGGTGGCAAGTACAAGGTTAGCCGTTCACTGTTCTTTTACGTGAAGAAAGAACACGTTGGCGTTATCCCAGGAATCAAAGAATACGTCCAGCTATTCATTAGCGATAAACTCATTGGTGATGAGGGACTAGCAATTGAGAAGGGTCTGATTCCTCTGCCCGTTGAGGAACGTCAAAAATTAACTAAAACGGTTGACAAACTATAAATAACATGCTATAATGACAGGGAGGGTAAAACCTCCCTGTTATATTTTTTGGGATAGAAGCATGGGCAATGAAAAAGTAAAAACCAGATATATCACAGCATTTTACAGTATATTTCTAGCAAAACATAAACGCATTGAAGAACGTATGGGTCAGGGTATTGCGAGTGAAGATGATATCAAACAACATGCACAGTTAAGCAAGACTTTGGCTAAAATTGAAGCGCAGGAAAATGGCATTGATATAGCAGAAAAAGATGATGCAACTCTTGCCCGTGAACTCTTGAAACAAGCAGAAAAACTCACACTCCAGGCTTATAGGCTAGATCCTTCACTCGATCCGTCAAAAAAGCAGCATAAATCTATTTACATTTGATGTAATATATAATAGAGTAAATTATTATTAATCGTGGAGTTAAATTATGGCACGTGGAAAAAAGTCTTCCGGCAAGCATTACACTTCTAAGGGCGAGCGTCCTAATTCGAACAAAAAGATTCAGAATGCAATCCGAAAGGATTACCTTGCAAATGATCTTGCTCGTAGTATCAATCAGCGAGATGCTTGGGAGAAGGGTAAGAATGTAATGCTAACTGTCGCAAACCCAAATCAAAATGAAACAAATAAGCGATTCATTCGTATTCCTGCTACTCAGGTTTGGGGTAAGCCAGGCAACAAGTATCGGATGAAGGATTCAGGTATTACGGAGATTAAGGTATGAATCGGGATGAACTGAAAACCACTCTGCTGGGTGGAGTGTGTGATATTCGTTTTACAAAGGTCGATGGTACAATACGTGAGATGCGTTGCACTCTCAAGTCTGATCTCGTACCAGAAACTGAATCCTCAGATAAGGAACGAAAGGTTAACGAATCTGTTCTACCAGTCTGGGATCTTGACAAAGAGGGATGGCGTTCATTCCGAATTGATTCTGTAATTGATGTACAGCCAGTGATGCTATGAAGTTTACAGTAACAGGACTTGAGGATAGTACCGGTCAGATTAATACTGACGGTGATGTCGTAAACGCAAAGGGTGGTACAGAGATGATGAAGGAGGGACTTATGTCTCGCCTTGATCCAGAACTCGCAGACCATTTCAATATCATCTGTTCGCGTGTCAGAGATATTAGTGAGGATAAGAAAAACATCCTCTGGCTACACGATACCTGGAATGATCCAGAGGCACAGCATCTCTCAAATGAGGAAGATCGTAAAAGATTTGATAAGCTGGTATTCGTTTCCAATTATCAGTTTCAGACCTATCATCTTGCTCATGGCATTCAATATAACGAATCAATTATTTTAAAGAATGCAATTGTACCGATTCCAGAACATCAAAAGCCAAATGATGGTGTAATTAATCTCATTTATCACACAACACCACACCGTGGACTAGAAGTTCTGCTGCCTGTTTATGAATATCTTTACAAGCATTTCGGCGAAAAGATCCATTTGGATGTATATTCATCATTTAATATTTACGGGTGGCCACACCGAGACGAGCCCTACGAAAAGATTTTTGAGACCTGTCGTAAACATCCAGGTATCACCTATCACGGTGCTGTTTCAAATGACGAGGTTCGAGAGGCTCTTCAGAAGGCACATATCTTTGCATATCCAAATATCTGGCCAGAAACCTCATGTATTGCACTAATGGAAGCGATGAGTGCTGGGTGCGCGATTATCTGTCCAAATCATGCCGCACTACCAGAAACAGCTGCCAATTTTGCACTGATGTATCAATTCAATGAGGACGGAAATCATCATGCAAATGTGTTTGCCCAGCTCTTGAATGCGGTGATCGAATCATTCTGGGCTGATGATCATCAAGGTAAATTGCAGTTTCAGAAGTTCTATGCAAACAATTTTTATTCATGGGATGCCCGGATTCCAGAATGGAATGCTCTTTTAAAATCAATGAAATAATCTATTGACTTGTACTGTTAAATATAATAGTATGGTTGGATGATTAAACTGGAGAGTATCTATGGCTCAACGTGCAAGTAAAAGTCTACTGAAATCGGCTGGTAAAAGAAAAATCATGCCTCGTACGCCAAAGCACTTTGATGAAAAATATTTGGGACCAGAACCGAGTTGGGGTGATGATATTGCCACCTCAAGTCAAATTATGAATGCCTACAGTTGGTATAATTACTTTTATAATACCAAGGAAAAAATCAAGCTTTTATTCGATCACTATCCGCGCGATAAAAAAGAAATCCGCCTACTGAAACGACTTCCTGACTGGAAAATTAATTCGACCTGCTGTTATCAGGCTCGGATGATGTCAAATGGCTGTAAACTGCCAGAGTCTTCTGTAAAGTATTTTAATGATAATATTGATTTACTACTGACAGAGGCAAAAAAGATCCAGGTCGAAGAGAAGGTGGAGGCCAAAAGTAAAGTTACGGTTTCTATCCAGGACAGAATCAAGGAACAGATCAGTGAATACATTGGTGAAATCGAGGAACAGGTAGACCTGTTTATGCT